TATATTTGAATGACCCGATTGTAGTATTTGATTACGGCTCTCTATATCCTTCGTCTATGATTTCAAATAATCTGTCTCACGATTGCTATTTGATGGACGAAAAATATAGGGTCGCCGATCCTAACATAGAATACAAGAATATATATTATGATATATATGAAGGGAAGGGAGATAAGAAGAAAAAAGTAGGTGAGAAAGAATGTACCTTCGTACAATACAAGGACGGGCGCAAGGGAATCATAGCAGATATCTTGGATATGCTTTTGATTGAGCGCAAAAATACGAGGAAAAAAATAGAATACAAGACAATCAAAGATGGCAAAAATACATATACTGGGTTTTGTACGGACAAAGGCGATGTCTATAATATACTTAATATTGATACGGGAGAAAATTACAATATTCAAAAAGATACTGTCTTATCCGTTGAAGATACCTATAACAGCTTTGAACAGGATGTATTGGATTCGCGACAGATTGCCTATAAAATCACGGCAAACTCGCTATACGGCCAAATTGGTGCCAGGACATCATCTATATATTTGAAAGAAATCGCTGCCTGTACTACGGCGACCGGGAGAGAAATGATTATGTTGGCTAAAAAGTTCGTTGAGGATAATTATGGTGCCGATGTTATTTATGGAGATACCGATTCAATCTTCTGCAAGTTTCCTTTGAAGGACGAGGAGGGCAATATAGTATTGGGGAAGGACGCGTTGCCCTATGCGATTAAGATGGGGAAAATAGTAGAAAAGGAGATTGCAAAAATAATGCCTAAGCCGCAGAAATTGAATTATGAAAAATCGCTATATCCGTTTATATTGCTAAGTAAAAAGCGATATGTCGGGAACTTGTATGAAACGGATGTTAATAGCTATAAACAGAAATCTATGGGTATTGTATTGAAACGGCGAGATAACGCTCATATTGTCAAGAAAGTATATGGAGGCGTCATTGATATCATATTGAAAAAACAGGATTTGGCTGCTTCTATAGAGTTTCTCAATGAAGAACTCAAAGACCTCGTGGAAGGCAAAACATCAATCCAGGAGCTCGTTATTACCAAGAGCATCAAAGCATCTTACAAAGACCCTTCAAAAATCGCCCACAAGGTTTTAGCAGATAGAATCGGAGCAAGAGACCCGGGAAATCGCCCTTGTGTCAATGAACGCATCCCATTTGTATATATAAAAACTAATAATCCTAATTCTCTCCAGGGAGACAGGATAGAAAACCCAGAATATATCGTGGAGAATAATTTGACTCCAGACTATCTCCACTATATTACAAATCAAATTATGAAACCCATTCTGCAATTATATGCCCTGTGTATTGAACAGTTGCCGGGATACGAGAAGGACGAAGAGTATTGGCAGAAAGTTGATAATGATTTACAAACTAAACCGATGTATCAGAATATGATACGCCGAAAAAACAGATTAGATAATCTGAAATTATTGGCAGTCAAAGAGCTATTATTTGACAAATACATCAACGTATTGAGCGAGCCGAAAGAACCTAAAATTAGAAAATCTACAAATGCCTCAAATACAAAGTCTCGCGCAACTAAGGCGGCGACATCTGGCGAACCTGAAGCCATCGCTGTCGGGAACGAGATTATTAAGACAGAGAAGGAGAAATTGAAAAGGACTGATAAAAAAATTGAGACAGGGACATTGAAGGTAGATATTAAAATTACTAAAAATGTCAAAACAGGCCTTATTGGGTCTTCTGCCTATATTAGCGATGGGACGAGCAAAATATGGCAGTATGAGAAAGATAATTGCGGGGACAAGAATAGAGAAGCGATTTATATTATAAATAAGGTAATTAATTATGATAAAAATTATAAATATATTATTGCCCTGAATAATAAGAAGTTTATTATAGAATATAATACAGCCCTCGTGTATTATAAGGAAAAGGAGGCATCTATGGAAACTAATATATTGAGCGATATATTAAATGATATATTTGATAGAAAAAGCATAGGAGATCTGAAAATTATCAGTAATATCAGAGTATTTAGCGGTATTATTGCCGATTACAAGCTATTCTCGTTTGTCTCCAAATAAATACTTAACAATCGTGGCGGCTTTCTCCTTGCCTACGCCATCTATCTTGCACAGCTCCTTAATTTTATTGTCATTGTCAATTAAACTCGTAATTAAACAGGACATCGTAGGATATATCTTGGCAATATTCTTTGCTATTATATTTGAAATATGAGGAATCTGCGATAACTGCATAATATAACAAGTGTCCTCGTCTATATTATCTATTTTCTTTTTTTTAAGCTTAATATAATCAGTGTAGCAAGGCTCTCTGGATCCATTTCCTGCCGAAATAAACTTTTTAGGATTCTCTATTATTTTTACGGCGATTGACAAGATAAGTGTAGCAGTTTCACTAATCTTCTTTGTGAATAAAACCCTGATATTATCGCGAAACATAGTATTAATATAGGCACCTTGAATCACCGATTTATTTGAATATATCTTAGATGATATGACATCATCCTCTTCTATAATATATGATAATTGAATTGTATTATATATAGATAACATACGAGCCTTCTGTTCTCTATATCTTCCATCGTGTATAGAAGATATCAAATCCTTTACCGTTTTCCTTTCAAATATGTATAGAATATCATTGTATTTAATATGAATATCCCCAAGATCTAAGGGCGCCTTTGTTATATCTATTTTATCTTTGTAAATATCTAAATCTCTATCAAATATATCATTATACAAGGTGTCCTCGCGAATATCAATAATAATCGTAAGTTTATTATCCATATATGATAATATATTTTTATATATTATGATATATTTATATATTTATATATTATAGATGTTAGCGGATGAATAATTCATTAGATAAGCTAATTGGGAATGATGAATTACTAACATACATATGTTTAATACTCGGAATATTTAATACATTCTTAATGTCTATGGTTATTACTGGTATCAAACATAATTTTAATATCTATATTTTCCTATTATTTGAAGCTCTTTTCTTAATATTTATAGTATATTTTATATTGAAAAAGAAAGATGTATATAGCAAAGATGATGACATAAAATATGACTGGTATTTTTATTTACGCATCAGCATAATAACCCTTGCATTTTTCAATTTTTCCCTATACATATACAACATAACAAACGACTCCTCCATAAACCCCCGAAAAAATGGCGGCGGAGGGGCTTTGACATCATTAGTTAGTAGTAGAAGTAATAAGGTAGCGCCGACAGATATTGGAAAGAAAATAGAAAAAGATATATTGCTAAAAGAATTAGCGTCTCTTAGACGTAAATACATGGAAGGTCATGCTATACTTGAAAAATCAATTAATGATACAAATACTAGAAATACTAAAAAAAACAGTAAAATAGTAGATAAGATTGAACCGCTTAGAATAAGAATGAGTGAAATAAATGCCGAACTTAAAAAATTAGAAGAAAGCACGGCCGCAACGACATCAACCGCGTCAAGAACAACTACATCAAGAGCAGCAGCATCGAGAGCGTCAAGAGAAGCATCAAGAGCGTCAAGAGCTTCGAGAGCATCAGCATCAAATAAAGTGCTTCCGGATCCGGTTAAGTTTCCTTATCAAATATAGCTTATTCAAATGATAATAGAACTAATATTATTTGAATATAACGGGAGACCCAAATCTAACCGCCTTAGAAAAACTACTTTATTGGCTGAATTGAATAAAAGATTAAATAAAATAAAAAATAAATAAAAAGTGATAGCATTTATACTATTATGTACGTAAGTGCGATATATAATATGGATACTACGGGTTCTGTGGGAGCCGCAAGAATATCTTTGAGTAATGAAGAAATTATTATTATTACCGAGGATTTTGCCAAGGACTATATGAAAAAATATGATGATTCGCATAGTTTTGACCACGCTATGCGAGTTAAAAATATGGCTACGACTCTTGCAATATCAGAAAATCTAAATGAAAAACAAATATTTATAATTCAATTGGCTGCGCTGACACACGATATAAATGATAGTAAATATAGCAATAATAACGAGGACACGCAAGAAAATGTATTGAGGGGCTTCTTTAATAATTTAATAGATGACAAAAGTATGTTAAAAAATATTATAGATATTGCTTGTAATGTAAGCTTGTCTCTTGAATTGGCAAAGCCATCATCTTCACCTAAATCTATTGAATTGGATTGCGTCAGAGATGCAGATCGCATAGATTCGCTTGGAGCAATAGGAATATCCAGATATTTCACATACGGGATTGTAAATAAACAGAGTAATATAAACAGTATCATTGATAACATAGAAAATCGCACAAATATCTTGATGAATAACATAAATACTGATATGGGCAAAAAAATAAGCATAGATAAATATAGAATTATTAGAATGTTTATAGAAGATTATCGCAATACTATGCTTTATCAAGAGCTTTCATAGTTCTGTGAATGAACTTATTAATTATCGTGTTCAATATTAGCTTCGCATCATCACATTTAATTTCCGTATTAACTTTGTCAATTAAGTAATCACTCTCGCGCTTTATATTGACCTTTTTCATATATTTCTTTCTATTTTTTTCGGCAACAATATAGCTCTGAATCTTGCGGACAGCTTCCTTCTTTTCCATATCAATAATCATAATATAAGTATTGCAGATAATATTATATACTAGCATTCGCACAGTAATATTATCCAATATCCTATAATTTTTTTTATAACAATAGACGGCATCATCAAATCCGTAATCACCAATTATATCATTAATATCGCGTGTATGCATCGTTTTAATCTCTTCATTTACATAAATTGCAACGATATTTTTCAATTTAAAATAATCTTCGTGTGATGATTCGCCAATCACCTTCATTTTAGTAATAATAACCTTAGTAATGTTATTGAGCTTTTTGTGATTTGCAATATTAAGCTTGAGAATGTTTTCGGGATTCGCATCAACATAAAACATTGCGTCTTATAATAATATAATAAGTATATTATCAATCAATTTTTATATTCGTCTGCGCTTAGCCGCATTTTAGACACAGTTATCGTGATCAGATGCAAAGGTACTAACATAGGTTGAGAAGGGGCCTTTATCGCATTCGCCGAGGGATTTAAAATTAATATCGGTCGAGCATTCTTTTTTGAAGTTTTTGGCGGTTTTTGCCTTGGATTGATAATCAAACAGTTCAAAAGAGTTCAATTGGTTTTTAAAAGTATCACTGATGCCATATTGAAAAGTCCAATCGCCCTCGTTATAAAAGGGCTTCTTATAAATACAGCTCTTTTTGCCAACAGACATTCCAGATAAAAGCCCGTTCTCTCTGCCTTTTATATCATCCAAATTATCAAAATAATATTGATGGCTATGACATAACTCCATATTAATATTCGCGTCAAATAGTAATCTCTGGTTATCAGTATATTTCTTTGATAATAATGACATATTATGACAGGATATTTTGGAACTCAATTCCTTCATATTATATTCCTTAGGCGCCTCCTCTTTGACTTCGTCCTTTATAACTTCGTAATAATTATTCATAATTCTATTTATATTAAGATAGATAAAATAATAATGCATATAAATAGAAGATTTGATTTTTGATGTTCTATTATTTGGATCTTCATAATAATAAAGAGGTTAATGATGTTATAGTTTCTAGCAATAATTTAGTTATATTATATTACTCTGATATGTGCGGTCATTGCATTCAATTAAAACCTACTTGGAATAAACTGTGTGATAGCATTAAAAATAAAAAAGATATAACTATAATAAATGTGGAGGCAAATAACTTCGAGCATCTTCCCGAAAAATACAAGAAGAATATTGTAGGATATCCTACGATAATTAAGTATTCGCGTGGTAAAAAGAGCGAGTACAATGGAACAAGAGAATTGGCTGATTTGAAAAAGTTCATTACGCCCGTCGCGAGACCCACTGTCAAGCCAGCAGTCAAGCCAGCAGTCAAGCCAGCAGTCAAGCCAGCAGTCAAGCCTTCAGCGAGACCTAAGGCAAGGCTCGTAATTGCAAAAGGTGTAAAAAAATAATTTAAGGATAATAGGCAATTATAATATATAATGGATAGTTTGAATATTGTAGATGATATTATTAACAATAATAGCAACGAGCCTACGCCGGAAGAATTGGAAACTTTTAAAAATCTCGTGAATGACTGGTTTAAATATGATGACCAGATTAGAAAACTGAGTATTGCGATGAAAGAGCGCAAGAATTACCAGAGAGTTTTAAATAATAAAATAGAGGAGTTTATGTTTAATTATAAATATAATGACCTTAATACGCAACACGGGAGGATTAAAACGAATATTAAAGAATGTAAAGTTCCTATCAAAATGAATGATATTAAAACAAAAATAATTAAATATAATGAGCTTTCTGGCGAAGAATTGCTTAAAAAAATATTTGAAGATGAGCGCGAAACAGTGGTAAAAAAGAATATTAAGAGAATTATCCCCAAAGTATCTCTTACTCTATAATACTCTACACTCCCTTCTTCTCAGTACGCAAATTATAAGAAGCATTTGCATTTATTTTTATTATGAATAGCACCGTGTACTATATCATATTCACAAGATGTTGAATAATAGACATTTTTAATATTGTATTTCATAATCGTGCTTTCGCAATCAATACAAGGGCGCGAATATTTCAGAGGATTATCTAAGCTATTAGGACCTATTCTTACGACATAGATATCGCATTCATTAAGAATCCCCTTATACTTCTTATTTATTTTTGATATCGCCGATATTTCAGCGTGCATACTATTACCCTTTATATAAAAATTGTATCCCGATGAAATTACAATATCTTTATATACTATTATAGCACCGTGTTTGTGTGTATAAACCGGCGATTTTGAGGCAATTTTTGCAGCAATATTCAAATAATACTTCTGTTTATCATTAGATATCTTAATAACATTATCATCTCCCATCTTATATCTCGGTATTCTCTTATTAATATTGCCTCCTGTCCCTGTATTCATTCCAGTTATATTTAAGCCATTCAGTGCATTTCTATCATCGGGCATTTTACAAATTGATATTGTTAATAGTATATTATACAATATACTATGTTATATCTGTTATATCTGTTATTTTATTATATATAATACAATATCAATTTTTATTATATTTGTTATAGTGAATGATGGCCGTCTAATTGTTAATAACGAGGTTTTCATTTTGGCTCAGTTCGTGTTCATAACATAGATTATGTACTTTGAGTGGGGCTATTCTTCCGACACGCTGTGCTCTTCCGATAGCTTGTTGTTTATCGGCATCCATAGAGTGTAATATTATTACATCTGTGGCAACACTAATATCAATTCCCGAGCCAGCATATTGCGTGGTAAGCAAAATAACATTTGTATTTCCGTATTTAAAGTTGTTAAGGATATTCATCATCTGATTAGTATTACCTTTGAGGCACGCGTGTGTTATATTGTTAGTCGTCAGTATTTCAGTAATTTTAGAGAATGCTGCATCTACGCGACTGAATATGATGAACTTGCCCGCTCTGTTATTCAATATCAATTCAATCAAGGTATCCTCTTTGCTTAATATTCCTTTTCCAATAGAGTCTTTGTTAGATAATTTGACAGCCTCCTCTTTTTTATCTGGAACAATTGCTGTCAAATTATCTGTACTAGTTATTTCTTTGCGACAATTAGGACATCTCTTGATATTATCTCCCGTCATTCCGCGACTATTTAATAAATTAATAATACAGCTACCGCAAAATATATGAGTACAATCCAAAATTATAGGGTGTGTTATGTTATCCAAACAAATCGCGCAAGTTTTACTTTCAATCTCTGATATCCTCTCTGTCAAATCCTTCAGTTTTTCGTTCAAATTGATTAGCTCTTGCTCTATCATCTTCAATTTATTAGCCTTGATATCATCGGCTATATCTAGCAAAGTAATATAATCCTTCTCTTTATATTTGTTCTGAATAGCTTTGTTCATATCCGCGCATATCAAATTGGCTATTCCTGTCTCAGTTTCATTTTTACCTCCCAGTTCTTTGATAGCCCCCGAAATATCGTTTGCATTTATTTTTTCAAGCACATTCTGGCTAATGTAATTTTTAATTACCTTCAAATATTTTGACATCTTACACAAATAAAATGTCTCTACGATCGGAGGGATATCAAAGCTCTCTTTAACAAATTCCTTATTACACTTAACGAGCATAAAATTCAGATAATCATCTTTAATAAACTCCTTCATATTATGATGTAATGATACAGATGATGAATAAACGCGGTCGCATATATTTAAATAGGTTCCGCTAATTAACCAAATATATAAATAGGATAGCCCCTCTATTTTATTAATAATATCGTGGCATTCATCTACGATTACGCGCTTCCATTTATAGATATACGAAGAATGCTTTTGGTCCTTGTATAATGAGAAATAATGAGGGTCGTAATATTTTAACAATATAGATAGAGTGGTGTTTTTAATAAGGATTACATCATATTGATTGAAATAGTTGATAATTTCATCACAGTCTGTATCGTATTTTGGCATATACTTATTTATAAAGTTAAGATTTTCAATAGCCAGATATTTCAAATTGGTACTCTCGCGCAACGTTCGTTCCCATTGGACGTATACGGGACCGCGAGGAACTACGATTAATGTAGAATTAATGATTTTATTTAAAGCTGCTATATTTTTATTCTTAGAACTTAATTTAAAATAATTATAAGCCTTGGAACTATGATAACTTATGATTTTTTCATTATTAACCTGGATATTGACAAGATTATTATGGGCTACTATAGACAACGCTATTAGCGTTTTGCCATATCCCACGATATCTCCCAAAATACCTATATTAGACTCTATTTCTTCGCCCGTAGTATATCTAATTTTTCTATGATTTTCCATCATAATCGCCTTATATAAGCAAGCTAATTGATGAGGCTTCAGCTGTTTCTTTATTTTGGAAGGCTGAGCACACCTGGGAGACTCATTATCTAACTCAATATTATAAATTACATTATCATAATTATAATAATCATTAGACATTATATATATATTATATTATAATATGCAAATATATTTTATATACATTTATAATCTCCTCGTAAAATGATATAAGAAATAATATCAAATATTAAATATAATGAACGAAGCAACTAACGTAAGCATATCAAGCGAATCCGCCAAATCCATCCCAGATACCCAAGTATCAATCGCAGAGGTACAAGAGCCAGTCGCAGAACCGGTAGGTAATAATGGGACGCCAGAAAAAATGAAGCGTGTTATCTTTGCTTTGCCTGGGGATAATTTTAGTTCTAAGTTTTTAATTTCTTGGACTTCAACAATCAGCAAGGTTATGGATACGCGCAAATATGATATATTGATTTCGCCAGCGACCGGTTCATATGTTTCATTTGTAAGAATGAAAACGCTGGGATTGGATACACTAAGAGGGGATGCTCAAAAGCCTTTCAATAATGAAGATTTTGATTTGTGGGTTACGATTGACAGCGACATTATATTTACACCAGAGCAAGTTATTGAATTGATTGAATCTGCTGAACATCACCCGGTTGTTGCGGGTATGTATAGAATGGCGGACTTGACAAATTATGCTTTTGTTAAAGATTGGGACATTAATTATTTCAAAGAAAATGGAACATTTAAGTTTAGCACTCCCGAAGAAATTGATGTATGGAAAAAAGAGACTTCTTTCAAATATTATCCTGTCGCCTATACTGGAATGGGGTTTATGGCTGTTAAAAAAGAGGTTTTTGATAAAATGCGATATCCATATTTTGACGCCGAATTAAATATAATTATAGCAGATGATGGAAAAGTAATCCGAGATATATGTAGTGAGGATGTTGCGTTTTCAAAAAATATCATCAAAGCCGGTTATCAAATTATGATTAACACAGATATACGCGTAGGGCACTTAAAACAGTTAGTAATTTAAAATATCATTAAAATTATAGAATATAATGAACATTATTTTTTCATTAATAGAAAATGTCAATAGCTATTATCCACTTTTAATTGTAATATTATATATACTTTATTATTTAATATCAAACTCATTTATGTTTTTAATATTAATAATTACAGGAATATTAATAGGCTTCTATATAACATATATATTCAGGCACAATATATTATATTATTATTCATAATCATATTCATATTCATATTCATATTCATAATCATATTCATATTCATAATCATATTCATATTCATAATTTTATATTATTGAAAATTTTGTTTATAATACCGTTCATTCCCTTGTCTTGATTGCTATCACTCTTTTTATTTGTATATATTGTTCTAGCTCGCCCTCGCCCGCGTCCTCTCCCTCGTCCTCTTCCAGTCCCTCTGCCACCGCCTACTACACCTTTAACAGTTTTATTATCCTTTTCATCTTTAATTTCTTCGTCTTTGTCAGATTCGCTACTGCTTCCGCTGCTTTTATCATCTTTTTTTTCTGATTCGCTATCACTACTGCTTGTATCTTCTGCCTTTTCCGATTCGCTATCACTAGTGCTAGTATCTTCTGCCTTTTCCGATTCGCTATTGCTACTGCTTGTATCTTCATCCCGATTGGGTTCCTCCCTAACAGTTTCTTTTTTAGGTTCCTCTTTAGGTTCCTCTTTAGGTTCCTCGTTGAGTTCTTCCCTGACAGTTTCTTGCTTAGGTTCCTCTTTGGGTTCTTCCCTGACAGTCTCTTGTTTGGGTTCTTCCCTGACAGTTTCTTGTTTAGGTTCTTCCCTGACAGTTTCTTGTTTGGGTTCTTCTCTTACCGTTTCTTGCTTAGGTTCTTCTCTTACCGTTTCTTGCTTGACACTACCTCTTACTGTATCTTGCAGATTGTTAAATTGTCCACTTTGTTGTTCTTTAGAATTTTGAGAAAATGAAAATGGCATATAAGAATATTCTTGTTCTACAGCCTGGACGGGTGGAGCACGCGAAACTTGCGGGGCTTGTGGAGCCGTTTGGAAAGAAAAGAATGATGGTTGTTCTGCTGGCGCTGCTAATACTGCTGGTGCCGATCTTATAGAATGCTCTTGATATACAGGATTATTATTATTTAACACATTAATTTCAGGTTCTGCAGGAGAAGAAGAATAATAATAATATATTAATCCGCCGCATATAATTAGAAATACAAATATTCCTATTCCTATTAATACCCATTTAAATTTCCCCATAATATCTTCGTCATCTTCGTCATCATCCTTCTTCGCGGGTGTAGCAGGTGTAGCAGGTGTAGCAGGTGTAGCAGGTGTAGCAGGTGTCGCTGGTGTAGCGGATGTAGCAGGTGTCGCTGATGTAGCTGGTGTAGCGGATGTAGCTGGTGTAGCTGGTGTAGTTCTAGGCTGATCTGTAGCTTGGTCTAGCTCTTCTCTTGTTCTTATTGTATCGTTTAGATTTCTTGTCAATTCATTATTATCTATGATAAAATCTTCAAAGTTATTATTTAATATTTTTCCTAAATTCTTTATTATTATATTATTTTCTAATTTTTCATTTAAAATATCATCCTTACTCATATGCTTTTTATTATTAACATTTTCTAAAACATTTATTAAATCGTTAATTAATAATGATGTATTCATAATTTATATTGTTCTATATTACACAAACAGAAAAGAAAAACGAAATTAGATTATTATTCATCTTTTTGGTTGATGTAAATAAAGGAAAATAATATGTTTTTTCTTCTTTATAGATTAGATATATAATGGAATTATTAAAGCCTATTATTGTCAAAAGGTGGATATCTGAAAATAAGTATATCAAATACATATTTGATAATAATACAGGCAATATATATAAGCCCGATGATATTGTGATAAATGAATATATATTTCAGGATAATAATATAAAAGACGCTTTAAATAAAATAGCATATCATATATATAATTATGAAAATAATAAGAAGCAACAGCAACAGCTGAAATTTCCTTATTATTGCTGGGATGAAAAATTGGGAAAACCCTTGCTTTTTGATATTAAACAGATTTATTGGAAGGGCTATGATGTAAATCCCCTGAAATCCAAAGACAGAGCCTCAAAGAAACTTGAGGAATCTATAGAGTATATCAATAATGATAACGACGAATTATTTAATAATGATTCAATCAATATAGTATTTCGTAATGATTTTGATTATGATAATAAATATTATTTTAATAAAAATGAAGATGTCAATATTGAAGCCATAGCTAAACTTATCAAGGACGAGGAATCTATTGTCGGGCTCTATAATCTCCCTGTACTGAAAGTGGTAGAAAAGAACGAATATTATAACGAGGTTATATTTGAGTATAGAATGGAAATGGAAAATATGGAGCCACTTATGGTATTATTTGATAAACTTAAAACCGACGAAGAAATCCAGTTGATACAGTTTGCGAATAATAATAATGCAGTATATAAATTGTATAAACACCACACACTTGAAAAGAAATATTTGGATTACAAGTTTAAACTGAATGCTGCCAAAAAAGAAAGCAAAGATATATCTGTCATAAACCTTTATTACAAGAACAAGAATATCAAATTGTCAATATTTAAAGATGGGGTTTTTAAATTGGCTTTTAAATATGACATAGATAATGGCGAGAATAAGAGCAATATAATACATATTAAGGACGATATTGTCAGATATTTAAAGAAGTTCAATATAAATGCCGTTTTCAAAGAGATAGATATTAACATCCGAATAAACTATTCAATAGATAATTTAGAATATCAGAAGTTAATTAAAAAAGTAGGGACATACGCGAAAATATTTGAGGATTTTGTGCTTAATAAGAAAAAATCTAAGGGCGTTTTTAAATACAAGAGAATTGCCGGAAATTCTATAGGGTTTGACTTAGATAATTTTATAATAAATAGAAGCGAAATACAAGAATCTACATTAGAAGAAATCTTGGCTGTGCTAAAAGATATGGGGATAAATACCACAATAAACTATATAAAGGGTGTAATTAATAAAAAAGCCGAAATACAGAATATAAAGCCGAATAATACTGATACGAACGAAAAAGAAGAGACCATTATCATAATCAAGGAATATAATAATAATATAGATTTCTATGTTGATATTAAAAAGACTAGTTCTTTCGTAGAGTTATATAATTTAAAATATTGGCTCGCGCATATTATTGAAGATATCAGAAATGAAAAGAAGCCCGCGCCAGGCGCTAAGAAAAAAATAATTGCCAAGATTGTTTTACCTGAACCCAAAAAAATCTCTTCGCCCAAGAAATCTTCGTCAAAATCATCTTCATCCAAAAAATCCTCATCAAAATCAAGTGATAGTTTTAAGTTTGATGAGGAAGAGTTTAATAATGATAACTTTAATAGAACTTCGGGTGGTGGTGATGATAAGAATAGCAAGAATGATAATAACTATTTGATAAATAAATTAAATAATGCCGATAAGGAGCTCTACAAAGACCGCGGAAAAGGCAAAAATCCTGCGAGAAAATGCCAGAAGGAGTATCAGCCTCTTGTTCTCAAAAAAGAAGAGATTGAAATGTTAAAAGCCAAAGGATATGACCCGTATGATAAGAAGGTTTTTGATAACTATATTGAATATGGAAGCAGTGAAGATAACAAGAACTTTTATACTTGCCCGCGCATATGGTGTCCTATAAGTAATATCCCTCTTGATGAAGCTCTTGGCGCTCCTGGCGCTTCCGGAGCTGCCGGCGTGCCGACCGAATCTCTAAAATGTCCGGAAGAAAATGAGAAACCTATTATGATGAACGCAAATATGAAAAATGAAAATAAATCGCGATTTGTTTATTTACTTAAAGGAGATATTGAGATTCCTTGCTGTGGCAAAAGAAATCCCGAAAAAACCGCTAAGCTGGTTGATAGCAAAAAGACAGATAAACCGCCATCTAAAAGAGCAATTAAAGATTTGGAAAAGAAGAAAAAGGCCGAAGATAAGAAGAAGAAAAAGGGCAAAGGCGACAAAGATATAGAAGAGATAGAAGAGATAGAAGAGATAGAAGAGCCTCTAGAAGAAAACGACGATGTCCCAGGAACCCCGCCTGTCCCACAGCCTCCAGATGCTCGTGGAACTCCTGATGAAGGGAGCGATGAGAATGATAAGAATTATATTATGAATAAAATACCTGTTCCTAAAAATCGCTTTGGTGGAATACAAAAAGAACTGTATTATATATTATTTGATGATTACAAGGATTATACTAAAAACTGTTTATCTAATAGTAATATAAATAAACATAATTGTGTATTAAGAAAAGGCTTGAATAATTCTAATGATATTATGAATTCAATCGCTTATTTATTGGGAATTACCAAAGAAGAGTTTATAAAAAATATAGAGGATAATCTGGATATCTTGAAGTTTTTGTCGCTTGAAAATGGAAATGTATTTAAAGATTTTTCTGACATAGAACCAGTTATACCCGAATTAAATAAAGAGTTATATGCCGAGTTCCTCAAATATGCAAATGTCAGCAAGGCTATTAATGTTCCGGCTATGGACGATAATAGCGAGAAATCTTTGTATCAAAAGTCCAGATTATTATGTATATATAAATCTTATAAAAAGTTCATTAATTATTTAAAGACTGGAGAAAATCACTCAGGTAATGCCATTCATTATTTATATACATTAGTTGCAATTATATATAATAAGCTAATCGTCTTGTGGGACGTTGAGATTGGGCAACCAAATAATGATGTAAGCATCGTATGTCCTCGCTATTCTGCAATAAATGACCTGCTCTTATATCTCGGGAAAAAAACGAAGGTCATTATGTTAATGACTTCATCTGAGAATAAAGCCAAGGATAATGATGTTGCTTATTACGAACCTATAATATCAAAATCCCTGAATAAAAAGGAGAGCCGATATTTTAATCTTGATAATCACAAAAATATAGTTAAAATATTAAATAAATGTTCGGCGAATATAAACGAAGCTAATAAGAACTTCTATGTCAATTTAGAAAATATGAAAGCTACAAGGCAGCAAATTATAATAAAAACAGAAGGACAGAAAGACGATGAAGACAAAAATCAAATATATAGAACCTTGATAATCAACAAAGACCTCTCTATCAATAGAATGATATTGAAAAAAGACAATACTGTGATATGTATTATTAAGTTCAAAAAACTCTCAATAATTATGCTTGATTTAATCATTAAACGCCTGAATATTAAAAATGTTCTATTTAGCGAGGATATTGACGGCGATAACTTCAAGATTTATATAAATAAAACCTTGTATTCTTTTATTGTTAAAAGATTTGAAAAAATAGATATAGCCGTTGATATCGGAGTGATAGCTAAGGAAAATGGAGGATTAATAAGAAGCAATCTGTTATTTAAGGACGAGGCTTATAGCAGAGACCGTGGAATTATCAGCAATATCTTGAATAAATATAATGATTCTGGCAAATATTCAAAGGAAGAGAAAAAGTGGCAAGATATGAGAAAGCATATCTATGACAAATTGCTTGATGCGAGATTTGATGACAAATATTACAATGAGCTTTCTAAAAAATCCCGCAAAGAAATTATAAAAACCTTAATGAATAATGTCGGCAGCAGCAGCGGCAGCAGCAGCGCCAATAAAAGAGCGATGAGAGAATTGCAGATAATGCTTGAAGGGATTGATATATATTCGAGGAAAAATATTAAGGATTGGTATTCTAATAATTTGGCTTATTCTAGATATAATTATGTTAGTGATATTTCAAATAATATAAAGGAAGATGGAGAAGATTTGATATTTACACAGTACCTGGTATCCGACAGAGTACCTGAAAAAATAACTAATACCGGTGATTATTTACCGAATGCGAATGCGAACGCTAATGCGAATATTGGTTTCTATGAGCTCAAAAATAATATGCGAAAGTCTAAGTCGCCTGATAATAGCGATAAGCAAAATGAAAACAAAAATCAATATCAGCATATTCCAGAAAATTGGAAGGGAATTGAAAAACTCCTCACGAGAAAATGGACGAAATATAAGAAAAAGATATGGCCTAAGATGCGCTACATAGATTCTACTTATAATGATAATAATATCTATGAGCTTTTTGAGTATCTGCTTAACTATGACAAGAACCGAATAAATAATATTATCACATTTGAAGATATTGTGGAATATACTTACAAGGAATATAAGGATTTATTATTAAACAATACGCCCGATATTGATTTGGATTATAAAAATGAGATAGATATGCTATTTAAGGATCCGCATTTCAAACACACATATATAAATACTATGAATATCGTAAATAATACCAATAAGACATTTAAGACGACGCGAATATTCTTGGAAGATTACTTTTACAAGAGCGCTCCAGACGAGCGTAAAAAAATAATGAATATCATAGAATCTACGAAAGCCATTAAATATTACGGCGATATATTATTGAAACAAATGTCTATCAATTTAAATATCAATATTATGGTTATACATCACCGCGTAGATTATGGAAAAGGTGTTGAAGTATCTAAGAGAGCCGGAAGCAAAGATTTAAAAGTATCTATCAAGTTTTTTAATGCCGGCGATAATAATAATCACACCGAGATATTAAAGAGGCCTCTAATTATTTTATATAGAAAAATAGAAAAGACATTCGTAGGCTATTATTTAATAAAACTTATAGACGATAATAAGATTATCTATAACGAATTGAATGAAGCCGATGAAGATATAAAAAATATATTGAAACACCCTAACTCACTTGGCAAAAGCAGTTCCCCCATAACTCACGCCATATAATAATATATAAACCAAACAAGCCATTAAATGTATTTTATTTTTTGTTCTGGCAATTTATAGCATTTGCTAATCATACCGTCAATTCCCTTGTTGAGATTGAACTCAATCTGCAAATCGTCTTCATTAAAGTCTTCGCGCTCTTCGCCTGTGTCTATTGCGTCTCCCGTGTCATTCTCATTTATGCTCGTTAGCATATGATTTGTATCTTTGACATCCTTCAATAGCTCTATCATATATTCTTCATCAATCAATATCTTGCTATCTCCGGTACCGCAAGGAGGCTGTTGGCCTAACATAACATTTGCAGATACTCCATTTACCTTGTCATATTCCGCAAATATACTGGCATTAATAAGCATATCTGTGGTTTCTTCAAAAGATGATTTAGCAAGTGGCCCAATATCTCCTCTGTTAATTCCGTGTCTGTCAATTGACATCAATTGCCCCTTGTATGTCATAGTATCTATGAGTAGCGACATATGCCTGTAATTCATAGAACCCTCGTTCGTAACAATAAGCAGCTCTTTATATAAAGCGTATCGCGCAGCTTCAATACCGAGCGTATCATAGATTTCGCGGATATCATTTGAAATCGTGCGAGTACTATCAATATTCTGATTTGACAATAATTCTATCAAGTTAGTTCCATCAGTATCCAATACCCACTCAAGCATTTCATCAAAATTGTTCGTATCATCATTATATCTATAATATTTCTTCTTGTCAAGCGATACCTTCTTGATACCCTTATAACCTTTCAATAATATTTGATGTACGATATTGTGTTCAATCGCCTTGATTGTAGCAATCTCGTCGCCATCTTTCAGAGCTATTTCAGTAAGCTTGATGCGAAACACGCATTCCTCGGCATTATCATCGCTATATACACACTCAATGTATTTATCATAAGCCGTATTAAGTTTTGTATAAATATCAATCATCTTCAAATTATAAGAGAGCATTTTGAACTTGTCAAATACCAACCGGAGAACCCAAGGAGAAGAGCTCTTGGACTTAGCGGCATTTCCGTTCAACTCTTCAAACTCCTTGTATATATTCATAATGCCCTTGTCTTCTTCAATATTCGTCTCGTAATATTCGCCATTATCCCAGTATATCTCTGTGTATTTTAGAATATCCGACAATTTTGTAATCTCAATAGAGTTTTTAATATTCATCGCGTGATTCTTGGTAATATCAATCCTATCATCCTTGAAATCACCGCTCTCGTTTCTTATAGGATTAATCACACACGAAATATCGTTCTTCATATATATCGTCAAAGTCGGTGTTTTAGTCTTCTTTGTAGCCGACAAGATTTCTTTGAGACGCGGAACACCCGAAGTAGCCTTGACGGCTGCTGCAGTACCGGAGACGTGAAATGAATCAAGAGTCATCTGTGTCCCTAATTCACCAATCGTCTGTGCTGCAATAATTCCCACCATCTCCCCAGGTTGCGCGATGGCCTGATTGAAATACTCAATGATTTGCGAAACAATCCAATCAAATATTTCAACGGTGAAATGATAATGGAATATTAATTTTTTAGGATTTAGATATTGTCTCATCAAGATGTGGAGATATCGCATTCCTTGTGTGCGATTTTTAATATACAATTTATCTACGAGATTATCAATGTTATCCAAGATATAATCGGGCGTTAAATCAGTCTTGATAGCCGTGATGTTAATAGATTTGATTCTATTGTGAGCCGTCGTGACAATACGGCTAAATGGTATAGGATAGTTAATGACATTCTTTTTATCGCGATTAAAGATTTTCTTAATCAAGAATAGTTTATCCTCAATCATCTTCTCAAAGTGCTCATTGCACCTGGCATATGTATTTGGGCTGATAGTCTTGAACGCATCCTCTGTAATATGGATATTGATATTGTCGGTGCTTTTAAGATTATATTCAAAGTCCAGCTCAATATTATTTTTATAGATAGAGTCAATTACCTGAACCTCAATTTTACAACCATCCATTCCATCTTCTCCGTAAATATATTGAATGATTGTACCGTCGGCAGTTCTAACAGTGTTATCATAATGAATCTTTGAATCTTCCATAGCTTTTACTAACCTCCTCTGAATATATCCAGTCTCAGAAGTTTTTACAGCAGTATCAATAAGACCCTCGCGACCACCCATAGCGTGAAAGAATACTTCGTGGGGTTTCAAGCCAGATATGAAGCTGTTTTTGACGAACCCCCTTGCTTCTGGGCCATCGTCGTATTTTGTAAAATGCGGTAGAGTTCTGTCAGTAAATCCGTATGTAATGCGCTTGCCATCCACATTCTGCTGCCCGACGCATACAATCATCTGTGAAATGTTAATCTCTTTGCCTTTGGAACCCGATTTAACCATATTAATCATACGATTGGTTTTTTCGTCAATCTGCGAGAATCCGATTTTTCCTACTTCACTCGTCGTCTCATTCAATATACCGATGAGTTCTCTCTCAATATAATCCTCGTTATTCAAGATACCGTTGTTATCGTGGGTGCCTCTTCTAATTTCGTCAAGCTTATTGTAAGCCTTCGTTTGCATTTCCTTAATTTTGTTTTTGAGATGTTCGTCAGTCTTTTTATCTGTTACCAGGTCGCTGATACCGACACTAAATCCCGCAGTCAGTAGCCATCTGCACACGAGGCGCTGAGTATTATCCAAAAACTTGCGAACTTCAAATGGTCCGTAATCGTGATAGATAACTGGAACTAATCCAGTTGAAATACCGTGAAATACAACTTTGTCAAGATTACCGCTCTCCAAAATACTGTCGTTGATAATTACCTTCTCATCCTTCTTATTTTTTCTATTTATGAAGAGGCCGGGAGGTAATATTTGAGAATATGCCTCCTTCCCATTATAAATATACTTGTTTTTAGGTTTCGGCAAGCTTCCTTTGAAATAACTATTAACCATTTGAATGTTTGCCATAGTTTTATCGTGAATCTCCGTAAAATCCTTTGTCAGGCGATAAGAGCCGACGAGAGTATCTTGGACTACCTCAATAATCGGCTTGCCATCGCGGGGCGCAAGAATCATATATGGGACAGCCGCGATATCCATAAGTTCGTTCATAGTCTGGATACTTTGCGGGCAATGCAAGTTCATCTCGTCTCCGTCAAAATCTGCATTGTATGGTGGAGTATCTAGAACATTTAGGCGAAATGTCTGGTAAGGC